CCCAAAGGCTTGTCCGTCGGGCAGGCCAATAAAAAAAGCCCCGCACCATAAGGTACGAGGCAATCAGCCAGTGCCATCGCTCAGGGTATTGAGCGTTTCAAAAAACGATTATTCCTCTTTATCTAATTCTCTGGTATAGTAAGGTCCATCATCAAACGCCAATAGTTGGCTTTCTTCTTGGTCGTTTGAAATAAGACTGTTTGATGCCCAAAATCTAAACCCAAACGGTTTAATTGCCTCCTTGACAGCATCCTCCATTTCTGCTTCCTTCGGACCCTCATAACTAACCCGAAGATTTCGTACTTTGGTTTCGGTCTCTGTTTTCAAAGCTATTCCTCTTTATCCTTTGCTAACTGTTTTGCGGCCTCTTCGCCATCTTTCATTTTCAGCATCAAGGTCGATAATACTTCATCTACCGCTAATATCGTCTGCTGCGCGCGGAAAAACTCATTCAGCTCCGCTGCCCTTAGCAGCGTGGCCATTGCCCTTTCTTTGATTTGCTCGAAGCGCGGGATCACCAGGGCCTGCCAGCCCTTTGTCTTGACCATCTCATCGATGAGCCGGTATTCCGCCGCCTGCTCTGTCAGTTCTGCTCTTGTCTCGTCATCCATTTATGAAACTATTTCAGCCCCACAACCTACTTTCCCAATGCAACATTTTTTGAATTTCCTGCCACTACCACAAGAACACTGTTCGTTTCTACCAACGCGGACTGCTTCAACCTTTTTTGTCTTTGGGTTGCGTATTGCCGCAAGAACCTTCGGCCCAAGGTTTTTCCCAAGCACAAACTCTCTGGTCATTTCCCCGCTATTAAATGTTTGTTCTATCATTTTTTACCTCTGTATATTTATCGTAACCCCGCCAGCCTGAACGTTGCGCTTATCCTTGCGTGCCTTCATCGTCCCTTTTTCTTTTTCCGGGAACTCGACCTCTAATACCTCGAAGGTAAAAGTCGGCCCTTCGGCTGTTATGGCATCTAATTTGACCCTGCCCGAAAACTCGAAGGTATGCCCCACATCGGCTGCCGTAAACGGCAGCTCTTTGTGGTCAACCTTGAACGTCGGATAGTTGCCTTCCTGTAATTCAATCATTGTTCTCGCCCTCAATCATCTACAAGCATATTTGACAACTTCGCCATCTGTTGTTTTAAGCTCGCCAAAAGTTGACCTTTCCCCACAATCAGGACACTTAAATTCCTTCGCATCTTTAGGTATCATTTGTACTTTCCCACAACAACACTCGTATTCTTCTTCATCCACTTTATCCTGCCCTCCGATTTCTCTGTTTCCTGCGGGCCTTGATTGTGCCGGCCTCGCTACTCGGCCTTTTTTTCTTTTTTCTCTTCATCGATTTCTACCTCATCTAAATAATCATAAACCAATTGATAATGTGCTGCCTGTAACATTGCTGTCGCCGCCACAAGGTCAAATCCTTTGTCGGGTTGTCCCTTGCGGCCAAATCCTGTCTTTACAAAAACATCATCCGCTTGGTCTTTTTTTTTACATTCACGGATCACAATCAGCTCTTTATGCCTGCTTGCAAGCTCGCCAATTAAATCACTTGTCGATATCAATTCTAGCTCTGGCATTATTTTGCACTTCTTTTACTTCCTGCCCTTTGGCTTCCAGGATTTCACCGCCCCTCGATTGAACCGCTCGCCGTCCGCTGTCTGGGTCTTTTGCGCCCCGCGCACGCCCGTCTTCGCCCTGTGGGTCTTGTTCGTTACCGCCGGCTTCTTGGCCTTAACGGCGGGGCTCTCGCTGGCCTCGTAGGGGTTCTTGTTATACGGTAAACCTTTTTTCTTGGCCATTATCAGCTCCTTATTTTTTGTTTTCTTCCAGTTTTGAAGCCTGTCTCTTCAAATCATCTTCTTTGATTTGTTGACAAAATTCCTCATGGCTTAACGGCTCAAACAGATCACATTCAATTACCTGCCTTGTACCAGTTCTTTGAAACTCTAAACCTCCTAAACAATCCGGCCTATATTCCGAGCTGCTTTTTATACAACCAGCGCAAGAACGCCCCATTATGCTGCTCCTTGCAGTTTTCGGTAAAGTTCCATTTGTTCCTGCGGCGAGAGGTTCTTGATATCACTCCTGGCCTTGTCCTCCGCGCCTCCTTCTACGGCTTGGCCTTCTTCGGGCGGTTCCTGGAAGACATCCTGCAGGCTCGCCTGGGCCAGCCACTTTTTATACAATAGCTTAATATCGGTCATCGCTCCCAGTACCGGGCTCTTTAAGGCCCCGGCCATTATTTTCTCAATCTCCTGCTTTAGTTTTTCCTGCTGCAATAGCAGGGTAAGCCCACCTACCTTGAACAGATACTTGCCTTCCAGGTCCTTGAACGTATCGCTGAACTGTACTATCAGGTTGTAGGTGTCTTCGATGAGTTTGGCGATAAGGTTCCTTTCGAGCCTCCGTGCGATCACATCGAAGAACCCGTGGCTTTCGGCCGTCTTTTTCTCAATCTCGCCTAAAGTCTGTTTATGCTTCGAAGGCAGGGCCTCGACGTATTCGGTAATGGCCGTCGCCTGTCGTAACTCACTGTCCACGACCTTAATGGCGTTTATTACCTCCTGACCTATCGCGGTAGTCGATATCTCCCGGACAACCTGCTCGTTTACGCTCGCCATAAAGACCTTGCCCGGGTATATCCTTCGGGCCTTCTGAGGATCGAGTAAGCCCATCTTATTCATCTGGAACATCTTATTGACGGTGAAGTTCAGGTTGTCCATATACAAATTGAGGATATTATTCAGCGTATACTGCAACGGTACCGAGCCCTCGACCAGCGAGGTCCCCGCTATGCCCCTGTGCGGATATACGATGGGAATAGACAGTCTGTATGGCGGCAGCTCATCGTTAAACGGATTTTCGTGGTGACGGATTAACTGACTCTCATTCGCCACTACCAGGAGCTGATTTCTCAGGATATGCTTGCCGTCCTTGGATATAATATCGCCCCAGAACTCAAGCTTTTCGACCTCTTTATCCTGCGGCGAATAGTCACTGATTCCTTTTCTCGTCCGCTCGCGCATCCTGACTTCCAGTTTCTGGGCGTAAGAGGACTCTAATTTCTCAACGGCGTCTTTTATCCAGACATCGGGGTTCTTGCTAACCTGATCCAGCAGTTCCGCCAGGTCCTGAGTATTTCGCTCGATGATATACTTCGGCCGTCTCTGGGTGAACGGCTTATATTTGGGACTGATAAACAGGTTCAGGATATCGACATTATCGTATGTGCATTTGGGATCGTTATCATCCCAGCGCCTTTTAACCGCGCCCATCCCCAGGAGGAATCCGCTTATCGAATTTTCACCCAGGCACTCGGCGAAGTTGCCCTTTTCGAGATGGTTCTTTATTATCTTTTCGACCTTTTTGGCCTTTTCGTTCATCTCTTCATGCTGCTCTTCGTCGTATTCTTCCTCGTCTATAACCACCTTAAAAAGCGTTGACGTTTGAAGAGCAGCCCGTTCCACCAGCGCCGCCGACCGGATAGTGTGCATGAATATCTTGGGACTGAATATTTTAGACTGCCACGATTTCTTATCGCGGTAGTCCTGCTTGTTCTGATAGAGCTGCCACAATTCCGTCCACCTGGCCCGCCTCTCTGTGGTCGCTTTCTCCGCCGTCTTTCGAGAATTTACCACATAGCTTACGAGGTACTGCGGATCGCTGAACTCATCCGGCGTCTCGTCTGTTTTGGTCGCCTGCGGGTTTTCCGCCTGCGGCGGTTTTATCTTCTTCTGCTTTTTCTTCTTTCGTTTTGCCATTAGATTACTTCACTATAATCAAATGGTAAAAAAGTTGTTTTGCCACAATGTATACAATTATAGCAGTTGCCCTGCAAATCCCACCCATCGCCCTTAAACATCCACCGATGCTCACATCGTCTAAATAACCAAGTCCATATTTTTCTAATCATGTCATTATTACCTTTCAGAAATTACTCTTTACCGTATACGATTGTGCCAACTCCATATCTTCTTCTTTTGCCTTTCGCCCCCACGGGTCGGTATCTTCGGTTTTGGCAGGCACCCTCTCATAAGACCACTGACCAATAACAAAGTCGTCCGCTCTATCAGGGCTACGGCCGAGCCTCGCTTTAATGTCCGGCTTTGACTCTACAATCGTTTTGCTCTTTCTAAATTTATATGTTGGGGAACACAATTGCTCAATTAAAACATCCATATCAACGGTCTTAGCCGCATTTTTAAGTTGTATCTTTCCTTTTGCAAACCTTCGGGCTGTGATCGCCCACGCCTCGGCCCGCTGATTATAATACTTTTTAGGCTGAGACGCCTTGCCCTGTGGGCTGAAAATTACCACATTCTTACCTTGAACGATAAGCTCGTCCGCTACGGCGGCGCCGAGGTCCGATCCTGTAGCCTCTACCACTATCGGACAGTCATTGTGCTTATAGCTTTCTTCGGCAAGTCTCTGGCTTATCTCAGTGGAACGACAGTGAGGCATGATGATTTGTTCTTCAATGTCTGTCGTCTCCATGTAGTAAATTACACATTCATCATCCCCGAACCGGGCCGTATCGCAAACCAGCCGAGGACGTTTCTTGGCTCCTCGGATTGTCTTTTGTGTGGCCTCTATAATCCAAATATTCTTAATAATCTGCTCTACGCCCGCCAGTACCTCCCAGTCTCCCAGTAAATATGCTCTGAGCAGGTCGGGCCTGTCGGCAAATGTGTCCCGAAGAACATCTACATAATCCTCGCCGAGATATGGATTATCACTCGGCAATGCTCTTACGAATATTCTCTCTATGAGTTTTTGTTTTTTAACAATTCTGTCGATGAACTCGCTTTTGAGCCAGCATTGCCGGGGGTTTGCCGTCCACAAAATTTTTCCTGGTATCTTCGTGCCGTTGATGATAAGACGGTTATGGCTTGCCGCTCGCAAGAGCCTTATCTTTTCTTTTTCCGTTTCCTCGGCCTGGTCGATAAACGCCCTGGCGTATTCTGCGGAATTGAACTTGTTGATTGTCTCTCTCCTGTCCAGCCCGCCGGTGAGGTACTTAACTCTGCCTGCAATAATAATTTCAGGAGGGTTGCCTTTTATCTTATAGCCGCTTTCCGGTATCTCTCTTTTCCAGGTTTCGAGCGTGGTGTTCTTAAAGTCGGCGCCGACCATCCTTCCCATAAATCCCAAACAAAGCGGATTCCCGCTGGGCTGGATGTTAAAACGCTGGATGTCTTTGACCGCTTCAATATACATCCAGACACAACCCAAATGACTCTTGCCGCCGCCTTTGGCCCCGCCATATAAAACTTCTATCGGCCCCGGTTTTCTTAACGCCCTGATTGCCTGGGTCTGCTTTTCTGTGTATTCCGGCTCAAGCCTTATTTGCACCACTTTTCTTGTCCTTATACTTCTCGTTGATGATTATATTTAGGCCGCCTAAGTCAATATCTGGTTTTTCTTTCATGTCTGTTAAGTTCGCTGCCACGAACTTCGCATAGCTGTGCTGGTGGCAGCCGACAAGACCGTTTTCAATCAAAAAGTTCTTCCTTAACGCGCACGCGCGCGTGAAAGCGTCCGAAAACTCTTTGTGGTAAGAGCCATGATCTTCTTTCAGCCAGTCGTAAACAGTCGATATGCCGACCTTTATCTTTTTAGCGAACCGCTGCAGGGTCGGCAGCCTGTTTGGGTTCCTCTTAACTTCGTAGTGCGTCACCACCTGCTCGCCTTTTTTCTTCCCTGTTTTGTGGGTCTTGCCCGACTCGTCATATACCGGGACATGCACTTCTTCGTAAGGCTCGACATCGAAAAACTTAATCAGCATGCCGCAGTATTTTCTTTTATATTTGCTCGGCCGAGCCATTCCGCAGTCCCGTAAAAGTCATTCCAGTCGATTTATACGTCCCCAGTGCAGCGTCAACGGCCTTATCGAAGTCGAACTCCGACCCGCTCCAAATCCTCATCTCGAAATATAGCAGTGTATCGGTGGTCGGCGCCGGGCTGGCGCCAAGTTGTCTATAAAACGAGCATCGATATTGCCCCAATCCTGCTGAGGGCATATCGCCCGTATGCGTGCCGTCGGCGTTGTCCGTCAGGGCTATGACATTGGCGCTTTCATCGCTCAATCGGACGGCGTTTACATATAAGGTGTTCCCTGTTGCGTAATTTACTGTGAAATCCGGCATAGCTACCTTCTGTTCTTGACCTCGCTGACGTAATCCTTCTTTTCCTTTTGTGCTTCCAGTAACTCTTGTGCAATTTGCTCATTGCCTCGAATAGCCTGACCCTGCGCCCAAAGACCTGTTCTAAACTCCACCCAATCGTTCGGGTCCATAATCGGTACTGCTTCCCCGCCTTCTTTTGGGGCCCTTTTCGGTACGGGATTAACTTTAAGAAAACCCGTCCTGAACTCCACCCATTCCGAATCCAAGACGCTGACTTTCATAACGTGGTAGGTTGGCTCGGGTGGCCCCGCCGTTGTTCTCCCTGCATAGATTGCCAAAGCAATCATAAAGCAAAAGAATAACGTGAATACTGTTTTTGAGTTGTACTTTTTCATGTCTTTCTCCTATGTATCTCCTGATTCTATTCCTACATGGGTTGTGTTATAATAAAAACTTCCATGTGTTATTACAATATCGTCTATTTCTGATGTGTCTGTTTCCAAATTGAAAACAAGCACTACTTTGTCCCCAACATCTATCACATTATCCACAGCATCGTAATCAATGGTAAGTACTGCTTTATATACTTTGAATTGAGTCCCGTCCGTAACTGTCGAAACCTCTACCGTTTGTGTCTTGGTGGCTGTGTCGCCTACTCCATTGTAATAAGCCACTGCTTTAATATCCACTGTGTCATTAGGATTCCCAGCAGCGTTAAGAGCAAATGATATATCTACCATTATATTACTCGCTCCATCCCAATCTGCATGGATGTCTGTTCCTGCTATTAACGTTTCTCCTTCGGCATTTAATTGCCAGCCACCAGTAGTATTACCATCGGGGTCTGTCCAAGCAGCTCCGGATGCGCCGGGGTCAAAACCACCCACCGATAAGTGGTAGTATCTTCTATAGACAGTTGAGGCTGCTCTGACAAATCCATCAAGCTCGTAAATATCAAGACCGCGAAAGTGTGCCGTGTTAGCGGCGTATTGCTCTACGGATATGTCGAGGGATTCCTTGCCGCCTGAGCCAGTGCCGAAGCCATAGATTTGTAGTTCTTGGGTTTCGCCTTCAGTGGCTTGGCTAAATAATTTCACGAAACCGTTGGTTGCGTCAATCCGCATTGCTTCAGAAGAATTAACTACAAATATTATATCATCAACATCTCTTGTAGTTAAAAACTTCATACCTTGATTTCTTACTTCATAAGTATTAAAGAAACCATCTTCATACATCCTTGTTGCTTGGGTTTCGCTGCCCCAATACAGACTTCCATCAACTTTCAATATTTTAGTTGAGTTTTTCCAAAGCAAATCTGCGTCATCATCTATCAACCCACCAGTTCCGGCAAACAAAACCCGCCCTGGCGTGAGGCCGGAGAGGGTAGCTCCTGTCCAGGTGGGGCTTGCTGTCACTTGAAGGTCTTGGTCAATATATGTGTGGTCTGTACCATTAGAAGTAAGATGCGTGTCCCAGTTTGAAAAATCCTTCCAGGCGAATGTACCCGAAGGAGCATCGTCCCAGAACGGTATGCGGTCCGCATTGGGGTCGGAAAGTGACTCCAAACCTAAATGAGAAAGTGAGAGTGTTCGATTTGCAGATATATCTCCGCCGCCGGCAAGACCTGTACCGCTCAAGATTGATACTGAGGGATGGTCGATATGCTCATTGGCAACGAAACCATCGAGATTATCGTGGTTCAGCGGCGTTATCGCACCTACCGCCAATATTGAAATGAAGAGATATATTTTCAAAAGCGCCATCCGCAGTTAAAACAAATCCCCCCGAATATTTTGCCGTGCTCGTAGCCAAGTTCGAGCCCCATATCGTCTCTCGTCGATTTTCCGCATCTCGGGCATCTTCTATCCATTATCGCAATAACTATCTGCAGGGGCCCAAATAAGCGCTGCCCTCTGTATATAATCGCGATGTCAACCTTTTTTTGTTGTTCCATCCATGTAAGTCGAGATATATTATGTACTTATAAATTTTTTAGGGGGTTGACAGTTTTTGCCGAATCGCTCCAATAATCCGGATACCGCCTGGCGTGAGATCCCGCCCATTAATTTACCCGCTTTGGCCCTGCTCTCGTCCATGACACTGACCAAAAAATATGCCCGTCGCTGTTTTTTTGTCGGGCCATTTAATGACATAGGTTCTTTACTCCGCGTTTTTGGCGAGGTTCTTCTGGTGTGCTATTTGTCTTAGCCTGATGCCCTCTTGTGTGTTGCCTAACTGGTCCTGGACCGCTGCGGCGGCCAGCTCCTCGACAACATACGTCCCCAGGTGCTTGACCTTCTTGCCGTCCCAGTATTGAGCTGTAAATTTACTCCCAGATGGGCGGACGCCTTTGAACTCTGATTTACGCGGGGCCTTCGCTGCTTTCTTCTTGCCCGCCGTTTGCTTGTCCGCCTTCTGTGTGGCGGTTTTGGCCTTCTTCGACTTGCGGACCTCCCGCCTACCCAGAGGCTTGTCCGGCGGGCAGGTCGGCATTATCACCGCCTTGAACTTCGCATCGATAATGTTCTCGCACCTTACCACCTCATCAGTGTTCAGGTTCGTAAAATCAATTACTTTCCGCTCTTCGGCCCTCCACATATCGTGACCAGTTATTGTCCAAAATTTCGCTGTCATGTTAAGACTCCTTTCACAGCTCTCTCTGCTTCGATCTCGTTTCGTATTCTTTTACAGGCCTGACCAGACAGTTTCAGCCTGTGATTATCATGCCCACAATATTGACATATTTCAGACTCCGGCAAATCTCTGCCACAACATTCACAGGTTTCAGCTTTGGGCATCATTTCCCTTTCTCGGGTTTTATGGGTTGTTCTTGCGGAAGAAAAAAGTCACAGCAGCACGCTTGTCTATTCCGTCGAGCGCCGGAGTAGTGATTGCGGAGGCTCTCTTCGAGACAGAGACCTAAAGCTCTTGGACCGACGCCGAAGAAAACACACTGCCCACACTTGGGCCGGGGCTTATTTCTTGGAAATTTCATCTTTCTCGATTACCTCCCGGATTGAATCCTTCCACTTGACAAACTTGCACGCCGTCAGTGTGGCGGGTTTGAAGCCTTCGAGTTGGTTGTAGATCGTTCGGACCGCTTCATCACTGCAGGCGGCCCTTAAGGGATTGACGTACCTGTCGATCTGATCGGGTGTGAGGGTGGTCAGATCAACCCTTCTGTTAAGGTCCCGCAGTTTTCCGATCCAGAAAGAGTCAGTGATATACGGGGCAACTGTTGCGAACAGGTCCTTTACGTTCATGTCCAGGTACGGCTCACAACTGACCGAGGTTTGGTATCCGCACTTCCAGGCATATTCCAAACAGGCCAGTCTCTCATGGAATCGTGGCGCGTACGGCTCCCAAAAACTTAAGAGCTCGTCGCTCCTTGAACCAATGGTGAATCTGAACATTATCTGCGACTTGTATTCCTTCAATGTCTCGCAGATTAAAGTTATACATTCCCAGTGGGGCTTGGAAACGATCAGGACCTGGTTGCCGGCGTCCAGCAATTTACGGAGCACACACAGACACTGCGCGAGGTTCCGCTGCGTAATGTCGTGGGTCGATGGGAACATTACAACGCCGTCTATTCTTTTGTACTCGGCGTCCACCGCCGAATTATTGATCACTGGATGGGCCCACTGCTCGGCGGGGCATTTTTTCAGCCAGTCAACCATCATCTGCCTGGCGTAACAGTATCGGCAGCCGTGCTCACAACCCATCTGGATATTGACAGTGTCTTTAGACCATTCTTTAGTTCCGGTTCGCGGCTTCACCGCTCCCGGTTTACTTTGATTTGCTTCGCAAGCCTTTTTAGCCATCATTCTCCTTTTCTCTCGATACTAAAATGATCCGAACGGAAAAATCTGGATCCTGCCCTGACACCCACTGACGTACTATCACCTGACGCCACAAATGGCCCAATCCTCTTGCCGGCACCTTCCTCGCCAGCCAATGTCTTAGAATACACACCTTTGCGAACTATCGCAAAAAACTGCTCTCCTTGTTTTACATTACTCATTCTGTTTTCCTCAATGCGTTTCTGCTGTCCTCGTAAACTCGATCACCCAGGGCACGGCATCTTTGCCGCCCATTACCTCAACAAATTCTTCTTTGTTTGCCCAATACATTGTCCCGCCTTCACGTTCAAAGTGTTCGTCAGGCATATCGCCGAGCCGTTGCTTGTAAAGTTTCGCTGTGATTCTCATTTCCCCTATTTTTCTGCCGCCGTTTCTCAGCGATTTGTTGTAAACATCGACAATATCCCCTTCGTGAAATCTCTGTGCATACTTATCACTCCAAAACCGGCGCGTTACCGTTTTCTTGTCCCAAAGGAAAGCCTCAGTTGTCCATGCCATACTTATTATCATTTTTTCAGCTCTATTTCTTTTTCAAAGACCATCTTGATCCTGTTCGGGTCACATTTTGGAAACTTTGTTACCTTTGGACCAAAGCCCCGCGACCTATATCCTTGATTCTGATAACTGATCAGGAAATCTTTTGCTTTGCTCGCATCAACAATCAAAATCACCACTTCGTAATATTTCACCCGCTTGTATGTTCTGCTCATTTCTTCTTTTTACCCTTCTGGTGCTGTTGCTCCTCGGCGTTAACCTGATCCTTCATGGCCTTCTTTGGTTTTTTGGCCGTCTTTTCTTTTATTGTTATCAAATCGTCTTGTGGTGTGACGCAGATTATCGCGTTATCAGCCTCAAACTTTATCTCACCACCTTTGAGACGTTGCAGTTCTGCCTCTTTTACGAGCGCTTTGATTTTATCTTTCTGTGCAACCTCTTTTTTCAGGGCGGCCAAGCGATCTCGCTGGTGCTTTTTGTAAATTCGCACCTCTTTTACTATCTCTTCGAGATTTTCCGGGCCAACATCCATCAAGGCCCCCTGTTCTCCACTTGCACCTTTCTTTGCCATAGTTTTTCTCCTTTCAGTCTCTCTCAGCCGATCGTTGTCGGCCTGGAGACCTTCACATTTTTTCTGATAGTATTTTCTGGCTAATGCTTCGCTCATACTGCCTTCTGAAAATGGCTCTCGAACAGCTTTTTGATTTTCTGCAATAAGTCAAAGTTCTCAACGGTACCGCCACGGTCCGGGTGCAGCTTAAGCGCTGACTTACGCCAGGCAGAGCGATAGACCTCTCCATCTTTGAGAATTTCTACCGGTTTCAAGCCGCTGTACCTTGCAAGGAACGCCGCCGCCTCATGGATGTCACTTACCTCTGTAATGGCCGCCGGCAGTTGTTTCCAGCCGGTATATTGCTCACCCCTTTTTGTGATCCCGTAGCGATCAACCTTCCTCAGCGATTCCAGGCCTAAGGCAATTGCCCGCAGATTATCCTGCCAAAAATCGAACGTGTCAGTAGCATACCTCAGTGGTCCGTACTTCGACTTGAAACTCAATATCACACCCTGATACTCCGGCCGGGCATCGCTTCGCGGCAGACCATCATGCCGGATCTTTGACTCAGGCAGATCGATCTGGATCACCGCTTCGCGTACACCCAGCATACCCAGCTCTTTATCCAGTAGTTTGAGAGTCTGGTTGTATGCTGTTCTGAATATTGACGGCCTGGGATTTCTAATTCGTTCGTGCGGCCAGTTGTCAATCGGCCTGAATACAAAAGTACATTCCATTGTCATCCTTTGTGGAACTCATCTGTCCGTCCCCTGATAGTGGACTTTCTTACTGGTATGTAACAAAACGGTGATTGTTTCATGGCCTCTGTGAACATAGCCGCCGGTACCTTACCCACCAGGCAACATTCCCGGGCCTTTTCTAACGCCTTATCAAACAACGGCTCATCGGTCTCGTAAATCATTCGCTGTTCGAGCTGGTCGAATATGTCCCTGAATGTGGTCCGGTCCGAACTGTCACGCGGATGGATAATCTTATTACACAATTGGAAAAATGCCTGGGCTCGCTCCTTTTTTATCCCAGGGGCCCTCCCCGGCGCCGAATCCGAAACCGTAACCGGAAGGTTCGTAACCGTACCCGTAACCATAGCCGGGGAGGGCCCCTGGGATACGCTCCCCTGCTCTCGCCCGGCCATGGGGGGATCCCTTTCGGTTTCGTAATTTAACTTTACCTTTTCTTCGGCTTCGGTTTCGTTTAAGAAGGGTTCCCCAACTTCCCCCTGCTCTCCCCCCTCCTCCCCCTCTCGCTGGGGGAACTCCGCCAACTCTACCCAGTTTATCTCCGGATCACATAAAATATCGAGCAGCTTCCGGAATGTGCCATCGTCCCTCCAATCAAGAAGCTCCGCAATCTGCGGGGCGTTAATAGGTCGCTGCTTCTCATCCAATACCCATCCCCGGTCCTTAGGATCGTCCTGGGCGCCCGCTAAATCACAAAGCTTATCATAAACGCCCCGACTGGCCGCCTCCATCATTATACCCACCCCCCATGCCTTTTTGTTCAGCTTGCGATCGGTAATACTCAGCGAATGTCCCTGTACCCGCTTTCTAATGTATGTGGGCCTTTTTTTCGTAAGTTCAGCGTCCAGAGTGTCCTTCTGGACGGCCTTGCCCTTGTTAGTTACCTCCCCAATTAGCTTCCAATCAACTATTCTATATGCAAGTGTCAATTGAGCTCCTTCTCAACTCAAAACTTTAACCCGCCGTGGGTTGGGCGGGCAAAACTTAGCACTCAAAACTCTTCTCGTCATCCGTGACCGGCGCTCCGCTTTAATTTCAAATCTTAAATCTCAAATTTCAAATTCCTTCGCTACGCGGGGTTATTTGGCCATTCTGCCCTGCCTAATATTTTTACGATACTGCTTCCTTTCACCTCCGCCCAGATAGCCGCTTTGCCCTGCGGCTTGCCGCACCACTTCCCTCTTTGATATTTTTTTATAAATTGCTCTTGCCATTCTTTTCGACTAATTGGAAATAATGAATTGCAAACAGGAAACAGTCGCATTATATCATCGAGCAGAGACCCAGCTAAGTCACCCTTATAGCCTCCTGCCCTATATTCTCTACCTGCGCCGACAATGTAAGTCCAAAGTCCTTCGAAAAATCCCGAAAAAATACCCGGACACCAGAAAACCCATACGTATAACGCTCTTCTATGAGTAACGCCGTATTCACGTTTCATCCACAAACGTTGCTTCATGCGTTTACGTCTTTCTCGCAGAATGTCGGATTTTGTTGTAAACTGCCACGGTTCAAATGAACATCTTCGATATGCAGATACAGCATCTTCCGGCCAGTTCATAGACAACTGTATTCTATGGAGAGGATTCTTTGGATCCAATTCCGTGTCGCTTTTTTTGCTTCTTATAACTATAGTGCTCAATTAAACAGTCCTTCTTCCAACTGATTGACTAACAGTACCTCTTTTACCCTTACATCTTTACTGCCCCGAGAACCTTGATTAGCTAACGCCTTTGATACTAAGATTTCATGCTGACACCATCTGGGGTACATTTCTTTAAGCCGCTCATCATAATAATAGCTGACGACAATTCGAGTCTCCTTGAACCGGTTGAGTATCTGAGCCAGCTTTGCATGGTCGGCATCCTCGAAATCGTGAATGTATTTCGCACCTTTCACCAAGTAAGGTGGATCAATATACATTACTGTACCACGTTTATCCTCAATTCGCTCAAGCAGGCCAAAAGCATCCCGTTGAAGAATTGTTACATTGGCAAGTCTGCTCCTCCACTTGGGAATAGAATGAATCGCTGAATGGAACCTTTTTGCTGCATGGCCTCCATTGCCCGTGTACCTAACACAGAACCCGTAACTATAGCTTTTGGTTCCTAATACTCCATTTCGGCCAAGCCAAGCACATATGAAGTAATCATACGCCCTGTCGATGTCAATTTTGTCTATTGGCTTATATTTAGTTCTGTTACGATGACGGTCGGCTGATTCACGAAATAACAACTCACACATAAAAGTTCTGCGTAGCCGTCGATATAACTGTGGCCCGAGCCTTTGGTCTTGAACCACCTTTGCAAGATTTATCAAGTCGCCATGTAAATCATTGACGGTTTCCATCACACAGGACGGCTTTGCCATGAGGACCGCCATTGACCCGCAAAACGGCTCCCAATAGATTCGATGCTTACCAAGCAACTCAACTATGCGAGACGCTAAATTCCGCTTTCCCCCGAACCAGGGGACAATGGCTTTAATTTTCATCTGCTCTGCGGCTTTCATTTACTCCATACCTCGTAAGAGGCGATCCGCCAGTGTGCCCACAACTGCTGCACGACAAGGATAAGACAGAGAATGATTATGATATAAAGGCTGTATAGTCCTGCCCGACGGTCGAGCCTTTGGGTAGGCAGGGTTGCTTTCTTCATTTCAGGCTCCGCTCGCCGCGGGGGCTTCTAATAAAACATCTTCCGCAATAACCCGTTGAAATCAATGTTTCACACTTTTTGCAGGAAATGTAATTTCGTCTCGCTTGTAGGGGCCATATTAATCGATGTGCGAATGCGTCAAATGCTGATTCGGTAAGAATATTGATTTGTGGTTTTTTAACCTCACGCAAGCCTGCCCCATACACTTCTAACAATCCCCAAAACTGCGGGAGGTCAGCAGTATTTACCATGTTTCTGGGCGTGATGCACCAATGCAGACTTCCGATTGGTTCATGGCGATTCTGATGATTGAGCCCCGAACCAAATGTGTTTAAAAAATCCGCTTTTGTGGCTTTTGCTTCAAACACACAAGCAAAATAATCCCAACTCTCTGCCTTCAACTCTGAGTGCTGTAAGTAAGCATTGAGAAACCGCAATTGCAAAGAACACAGTGCCGCTGCATCAGTAACATATCCCGGCGCCAAGGCTACTTCTGTGGCTGCTCTCATGCCTTTGCGTGTAACTTTATTTCTAAGCCAGGTTAAAGCCAATAGTGCCAACTCATTATGTTTTTCGCCTGGGGACATACTCTACTTCCAAATCTCTCTTGGGCAGCAATCGTAATCCATTTCGTACTGTTCTCTGCGGTCGTTTCGTTCCAGGACCAGGCGGGCAGCTATCTCGTCGTAAGGCGGGCTGGTGCTGGATACCGGGGTCGCTCTACTCAAGGTTTTGAGTATCTTCTGCCGGCGGGCTTCATCGGTAATAAAGCCTATTACCTTGTCGTTGAAAGCCGCTTCGTCCACGTGGGCCGCGTACTCGGCCTCCTTATGGCAGTACGCACACAGATAAACCCCATAGTCCGTATCGAACTGGATCTCCCAGCATCCATCACTGCGGGGAACTAAATGGTGCGCCTCTCCCTGTGGCTCGCCGGTGATAATGCACCACTTGTCACGGAGTCTGACACACTCCGACCATAACTGGATGCAATGGACTCTCTGTACTTTCTTACTCAAGGTGACGGCTCTCCCATCTTCTCGGGGTTATTTTTTGCGAAGTCCTCGAAGTCCTTGACAGTCGGTGTCAGGAGGGCTTTCTGGTCAAGATTTGAGATCATGTGATAGCCCAATAAAACAGGCAAAGCTCTGCTGTCTGTTGCCCTTAATATGAACAGGGGTTCATCAACAGGGACCGGCACTCCTGTAAGGCGTTCGACTAATTGACCATCTTCAATTTTGTATTCGCGCTCGTGCATAATTTACCTTTCAATATTGGGCGGTTTACCATCCCACCGCCCGAAGGTAATTAGGAGTAATAAATGTACGCGGCCGGTGTTATTGCCCACCGCCGGCTGGGGCTGTCCTTAATCTTAAATTTGAAATCTCAAATCTAAAATTCAATATTCTCCTATCTCTTCCAGGCCCATCTGCGGGCACATCAAGTAAAACAGGCCCTTAATCATTGCCCCGACCGCCTTGACAAACAGCAGCACGATCCACAGACACACCAAAAAAAGAAGATGCCAGATTACCGCTACGATCTGTTTCATTTTTGCCTTTCGCTTAATTTGAAATTTGAAATTTTACATCTTAAATTGCTTCTCAGTCCCACCATTCGACAAACCTCAATGACTTTTTTCCCAGTTCTTCCTCGTAGTTTTCAATCGTGACTTCGATGAGAACCTTTGCCGGTTTTCCCTGGCTTATGACAATTTCGCCTTTCTTATCCAGAATATTGCAGACTGCGTTCCTCGTTGGGTTCTCGATGTTTCGAGCCAGCGATTCCCAATCAACGTTGGGATCCAGCCGCTCATAATCGCTCTCATCGAGATCAAAGTGGTCCAGGACCTTCCGGACGGCTTCGCTTAATTGTGATTCCATTTAATCCTTTGACCCCGCCCACTGAGGGACGGGGCTAATCAATTCTTAAAGATGGGGGACTTGCCCCGTTAGAGGCTTTGTCTTTGCCTCTAACCGGGCTTGAAAAAGAGGAGGATGGCGGGCAGTGGTGCTGCCAACAAGTTCTGTGTAACTCGCAGAGGTCCGTAGTCTCCACTGGGTTTCTGCCAAGATACCTCTACTCTCAGCTTCTATCCCTGAACATTGTCCGGTTACCAAACCGCCGCCATCCATAATAGACTTGAACCCGCCCAAGCAACGGCGGGTAAACTTTGTGACTTGCCGAGCTGTACTATATTTTGTCTGATAACAATTCAGAAGTGTCTGATAAGTGGCCGGTTTTCATATATTATCGGCGGTTAAGTCTGATAACAATTTTCAGTTAAACGCCCGATATCCGCAATCAGCGACTCCTGAGTTCTTCTGTCATATTCTCTGGTAGTATCTACGCTTGAATGGCCTAAAGCATCTGCCGTCCGCTCAAGGCCTATACCATTTTCTTTAGACAGCATTTTTGTTGTAAACGCCGCACGCAATTCATGGAACCGCTTTGTCGGTAAAACTCCGGCTCTTTCCTGCAGTTTTCTAAATGACCGCTGAAAGTTCCCAACAGGATCGCTTGTGTGTATATCCGTCAAAATATTGTCTTGCTGCCAGCAAATGAGTTTCTTGTAGTATTTTTCTTCAACACAAAAATACGGCTGCCCATCCCCGAGGTCCTCAATCAATCGGAGTAAGTCCCGGTGAAGATATACTGTTACACCGTAGAAATTCATACATTCCGGCAAAGCGACCATGCGAATCGCGTGGTCCTTCAAATCCCAGGGCCATGTGTATTCGGTGGCGACCTTCGGCGACAGCAGGATATGTGACTCTTCCCAATTCAGATCACACACTGCGAGGTTCAACACTTCCCCGCGACGGCAACCCAACAATCCCATACAAATACGTACTCTCCAAATCCGCGAGGCTATTCTTAACATTCTACTTAGCTCTATTGCGGCAAATGTCTTTCGCCTCACCTTGGTTATCCGGTATCGTCGCAGGCCGTAAAATGGATTGTTGTCTATTTCGCCGTTGTTAAAAAGCCATTTCCAGAACGGTTTGAAATTCGCCAGGTATCCGTTGGCCGCGCTCTTGGATCGCCCTTTCGCCAGTCGCACCTTATAGTCCTCGGCGATCGCCAGATTGACCTTCCTTACCGGGATATCACCAAAGAACTCCATGAAGTACTTTAAGGCCCTTCTCTTGAAACGTACGCTCGCAGGCCGCAGGTCCGACCTCGCAAGGTACAACTCGAACAATTCGCCAGTCTGATTCATAATTTTCTCTCCTTTCTATTCCGGTCAGCTCGGCAAGTCTTACGACCGGAATACTACAAGAATCAGTCGCTGGCTGCAACTGTTATGCTTCCAAACCCCTATTTACTTATCAAGGAGCGCCGTTAGGCCGATGTAGGCAATCAGCCTAACTACTTATACTGTCTTCCCCGGCACAGAATCGCCTACCTGTCCGGCATCTTCTTATCGAAGTATTTCAAAATTGGGCGGCTTTGCTCGCTCCGGCGCACCTTTTATTTTCGGTTTGGAGGCCCCACCGCCCTGCGCTTATGATTCACTTTTCAAAAGTGCCCGCTGCTCTCCCGGGCTGGCCACGCCCCTTTTTATTTCTGTTTCCAGTCAGCGTTGGACGTTTCGCTTCCCACTTCGTGAGCCGCTTTCGCGGATTCTCTCCTTCTCGCTCATTTTTTGAGTTTGTTTCTATGAAATTTAAACCATCTAATTCGACACTTTGCTATTTCAGTAACAATCTCTTTAAGCCCGTACATAATCCACCCACAGTTTGTTTGAGACATCCTTCGACATTCACCGATAAGCTTTTTTGTTTCTGTCTCATCAAACTTTTGTATTTCGGCGGATAGGACATCAGCGATTTTACTGATTCTTTTGAACCTCATTTCTCTCCTTCAAGCCCACCCAACCAATTCTACATCTCTACGATGAACCCTGCTTATCATTATCCGAACGCCACAATGCTCACAGGGATCAGACTTCAAATTAAACCCGCCGAATTTTCTGGTGATTACGCAGGTGGCGCCTTCCGGTATAACCATCAAGCCGTTCTGCATCTGTATAAGCGTCCGCACTTTCTTGCCCATAAACCATTTCTCTGTGTGGCCTCTATATGTTCCTGCGTCCACTTTACACCTCTAAATCTCCAAGCCCGGTCTTCGCCCTCCTTGGCTAAGACCGTAACCCCGGGGTCTACCCGGAAGTTTGTTTGCCTATACCGTTATTTTTTCTTCTCGCCTGGCTGATTGGATTTGTTCTATCCGTTTGGGGAGTACTTCAAGGAGCAAATTCCTAAGAAGTGATAACGCCGGTATGCCCGGATGCAATGACGAGAAATTATTGACGAGGCTAAGAACCTTTTCATCCACGCTCTTACTCGCATCAAAACCAAAACTCGTGATCGGCTTTTCCATTGAATTGTCTTCTGACTTGTTTTCGGCCATTTTTGCTTCCTTGCGCTTAACTTTAATCTCCATATTTTTATCGTCTATATTGTGAAACAATCTTCACTGAAAGTCAATGATAATATGTTGTTATACCTAAAAATATCTAAATATACCTTTTGTGCGTACATAAGTCTTTGAATATATTGTGTTTATATAGGGTCGAAAATTATGGGTATGCACAAAAAATCTTTCAGTGTTGACGTTGATGATGGTGTTTCAGATGCGTTTTCTTCGCAGGTCGCTGATAGGGGTTATACTAAGTATCGGGCTGTCGAAGGAGCACTTCGTGCGTTTATAGCCATGCCTCCGGAGGCTCAGGTTGCTTTTATGTCGGATGCAGAGAACGCTCAGAAAATTCTTCTCAACGCTTTTCGTGAGATGGGATTACAAACCGACACTGTTAAATCGCAACCTGAGC